CTAGGGGACCGCTTCCAGATATTACGAGGTGGTTATATCCTCTATGGCCTAGCGGTAGAGCTCCATCGGGAACCTGTCCTGCCCTAAGAGCTGTTGAGAGCTCGACTCTTATATAGTTTGATAAAACAGGGTGATCACCGTCTACAACAAGTTTTTGTGATGCTGTCTCTTGATCAAAGTCAAAGAATACATTTCTATCACCCACCTTTCTTCCGATGTATGACTCACTTGATCTGTCAAATGTGCAACCCCTGAATGACTCTAATATGACCTTGTCAAAATCATTGTCATCAAACCTTCTAACAACGATATCGAACGATCCAAACAAGTTTGTTGTTGAGTTTGAGGGTGATATGTTCTCTATTGAAATCTTGAAAGCACTATTTGAGAATTTACCATCTGCAATAGCATGTATTCTAAATAGGTCATACTTTGTGCCACCATAGTCTTGCGATATTAAAAACGGTGACTGAGGATGTGTAAATCTGTCTTCGAATGATTCATAGTTAGGCTGAGTAGCTGATGAAGCATTTCTGTTTGCGGAGCCCGTCTGAAGGAATGCTAAAGGCTGGCCGGGCTGCTGGGTTGATGATGCAAAATTGCCTGTAAGAACATTTGTTCCAGTTATAACTGTGAGAGCAGGGTGGACATCATAGTGAGTGTATAGAAGATGACCTTTTTTCTCAATCTTTCGTGGATCTGTGTTGAAAACAGATGCAAGGTAGTTTGCCTTTCTCATATCAAATGATGCTGTAAGAACATTTGGATTCTCCCCTGTTCCTACGTGACCATTTAGAAGCAAGACAAATGTCTGTGTTGCAATATCTATTGACCCAGTTTGAGACTGAGGATATGTAACCCCAGCTGTGGTGGCGTAGCCGTTCCTATAGATTCCCGTATTTGAAGGCGCACCATAACTTCCTGAAGCTGATGCAGAGAGAGATAAGACGACACCGGAAGGTGCCAAAAGAACAGCCCTTAAGATGGGATATGCTCTGTTTCCATCTGACTTTGCAATTCCCGCCTCTTGAAAAATTGTTGAGCCTTTTGACTCAGAGAGGAAGCAGCCGAGGAAATATGTCCTTCCCTCACTATTTCCTGTACTTGAAGCGTATGGGTTGTTTCCAACGACACCGTTGGCCTGAACCTGCTTGCTTCCAGCGGTGAATCCTGCATTTGTTACTTTTCCAGTAGATGTATTTCTTCTTTTTCCGTCGCCGCAGCCAAGAAGCCTAACATACGCTAGAGCTGAAGCATTTTCAAGATATGCCCTAACTGCCATAGGGCCGAACTTTGTTCCGTCAGATTGACCAAACAGCTGAACAAAGTCATCCATCTCTGCAACAGTAAGAGGTACAAATGCTGGCCCCTCGTTTGCTGCGCCGATGACCCCAGCAGGCACTCCTACCGGGCCTGTTGCTGTTGGAAAAGATAGGTCTATTTCTGTAGCTGTTGTTCCAGCACTTCCAAAAGGTATTTCAGCCATTTATTTTATTCTCCAATATCATTAAGTATCTATCACTCAAAACTTACACCAGCATTTGTGATTATAAAGTCAATAGAGACGAACTCTACTGCTCTAGTAGGAACAACAACAATTCTTCCATTTAGAACATTATTTTCAACATCTTCTTGTGTGTTGTTTGTAGAATCGCAAACAACCCTGAATTGATCAATACCCTCTTGACTCTGTATAAGCGAAAGCTTTGGAGTGACAAGATCTGTAAACCTTGCTCTTGTTTCAGGTGTATTCTGCTCAAAGACCAGTTTGTTTGCTATGTCTACAACAATTCTCTTCACCTCAAGCAACATTCTTCTGACGTTTATTCTATCGAGTGAGCTCTTTGCCATCTGGAGAGTTTTCTGCCCGAAGATGACGTATCCCGCTTGTGGGAATGTTGCAATTGGATTAATTCTCAGTTCGTATAGATCGTCTCTATCTTTTTGTGTTAACCTTGCGTCAACATTTGTAATAGATGAGAGTGCGCCTCTGTTAAACCCAGCGGGTGCGAACCACGGGAATTTCTCTTTATCGTTAAACGCAAGAGCTCCAATAGCTGCTACAGAGGAGGGAACTTTTACAGGCTGATTGTTTAGAATGTCCTGAACTGATACGTCTGGGAAATAGGTCGCAGAGTAATTGTTATCAACTGCCCTTGAATCGAACTGCTCCGACGTTTTAGTTACAGAAGGTCTTCTTACCCAGCTAAATATTCTAGTTCCGTCACTATCGTAATGAGGTATATCTGCAAGGAATATTGCTTTTCCGTAATCATCCAGTAAATCAAATATATAGTCTGTTAGAGATGAATCTCTAATACCCGGTACTGCAATTATATTTACTCTTGAAACCATTGGATCTGTGAGTATCTTTGCACCGGCTCGGTATGAAAGAACTATATTATTTGTTGAACCTGCACCAAAATTATTATCATTGCTTAGACCGATATCAAGACCTGTTGCGGAAGGAATTCCTTGCCCTGCTTTACCTCCCGTATCTGAAGATGTTGCTCTATCATTTAAGGCAGCCATGTCAGGATCTGTAATGTTTACACCGTCAAACCCACCGTAGAACATGTTTGTGAACTTGGTATATTCTGCAAATCTATTAAAATATACAGATGACGTCAATGCTGCAAGAGATCCGAGTGTAATTCTCTGTGCCCTGGCTCCGTCCTGAATTGTGTAATTTGTAGTATTGGGTGTTCCGTTTCTAATATATGCTGATTCAAGTATGTGTTCTTTTGCAGATCCTGTGATTGCGCCATTTGCGGTTGTATCAAGAGAAGCCTGCCCGAGTGCATTGTTCTGAATTCTATTTGAAAGAGCAACTCTTGAAAGTGTGAACTTGTTATTTGAAAATCTATCTGCACCAGATCCAGTTACCAGTGTGTCAAGTTTCTGAATTCCTAGCAGCTTAGCGTAGCTCTTTATTAGAGGATTTATAGTGCTAGATGCATTTGGATTCAATATTGAATTTGAAAGCTCTGATTCCGGGGCTACGCTTGTAAACTTGACACCCCAGTAAAACCTTGCATCAACTCTTTCATTCTCGCCTGGTTGTCCAATATATGCCTGTGAAGCCTTTGCATTTCCTCTTGTAACTTTAAAAGTCAAAGGAACAGGCGGTACAATTGAACCGGTCATTGCGAGAATTCGACCATGGTGTCCATCCGACCCTGGACCAGGTAGTGAAGTTTTTAAACCACCGTTAAATGTAAGTCTGATAGATGCCGGACCACCTAATGGAACAGCAGAGTGCTCACTTAACAAAGCACTAGTACTTCTATCTGTAAGTGTATCAGATGTCTTTAGGACAGGCAACCCTCTAAAGCCGAAAGGCAATGCTGCGGGCGGAATGTCTCCGGATTCAAGAGGTTCGCTTAGTAATACTCTCACCCTTGATGATATATTAGGATATTTTCCTGATATTGTCATCTTTCTTTCTGATTCTAACTCTGCATCAAAATTAAATGCAGCCTTGTAATCACCTATTCTTCTTCCAATGTAGTCTGGACTTGTAGGGTCAAGAGTACACTGGCCGTATTGCTCAAGAATCTGTGGGCTAGTATCTGTATCAGAAAAAGATCTTACCTCTACTGTAAATGTTCCGTATGGATTTCTTGGGTCAGAGCTTTTTCTTATATTCGATATTGAAACTTTAAACATCTCATTGACAACTGATCCGTCAGATATTGTTTCAAATTTAAATAAGTTATGTTCAACTTCACCAAACGGCTGTGATATAAACCAGGTTGTTTTTGCAGGACTATATCTAGCGTCAAATCTTCCAAATCTTTTTGTAAATGCTACTGATGTGGGCGAGTCAGATCGAGATGATGCACTCCCTGAAACTATTGCTACGACTCTCTCTTTGGGGTTGCATACCGATGCAACCTCTGCCTCGACAGCAAAGTCGCCGTAGAGTAAATGCTGCTCTTCTTGAAACCTACCAGGATCAGTATTAAGAATGTTTGCAATATATGCATCATTAGCAGGATCGAGTGATGCTGTATAGATTCTTATTCCGTCTCGCTTGTCTGTTGTTGCGAATGCCGAGCCAGCAGATGATGAAATTATTAGCTTAAAGAGTCCAGTTGAATCAGTGTTTCCTGCCTGTAAATTGTGGTAATTTGCTGTTGTGAAGTCGCTATAGGATGAAGTATAATCCATTATCTGGACAGTAGATCCAGTTGAAGTAAGGATCATTCCTCTAATAAGATTTACTCTTCCTCCGGCGGAAACATTAAAGCTGTCATTATCAGATAATACTGGATACCCTACACATTCCTTAGAAGCAGAGACCCAGTGCTTTGCAGCAATAAATTGAACTGCTCCAAACTGCTGTCCCTTTATTGTAGTTGATCCAACAGGTGATATTTTAAAGCCGGCGCCTTTGGTGAATCCGGAAAGTTGTGTATTTGTTATGTCTGCGGCTGTATTATTTGTTCCAGCACCAAGAACTCTAACATATGTTAATGCTGTCCTGTAATTAAGAAACTCATGAACTGCGTATGGTCCAAACTGCTTTGTGTCAAGTGAACCAAATATTCTATCAAAGTCAGCTTTTGATCCAACAGTAACTGGTACAAATGCAGGACCGAGTTGTGCGGTGCCAACGACACCGGCGGGAACACCGACTATTTCTGACTCTCTCTGAGAGAGATCTATCTCTCTTTCAAAAAACCCAGGTGACTTAAAGGTTTGTTCAGCCATTTATTGATCTCCTGTACAAATTCTATACAACTATAACTATTGCTCAAATTGTCAAAAGACCCTAGTCGGATGGTGTATCTAGTGTAGTTTGTAAATTTACTACGATTCTAGAGCTTGCAACTGTTTCTCCCGATCTCTGGTTTCGAGTTAGAACCTTTACATACCTAGATTTTTCTTCTCCCGTAAAGGGATCTTTTACAATATCGAGCAATCTTTCACTACCCTGTCCTCTAATAGTGGGTGTTTCACCTTTTGAATCCATCTCTTTTACATCACTAAGAATAAACTTGCTTGAATCTTTTGATCCCTCGGGAGACTCGTCTGCTTTCACAACTTGAGTTGAAACTTGATGATAGCCAAATTCAATTTGAGGTGCTGAGTAGTATTTTCTAAAGGGCGTTGGCTGACCTGGATGTCGCGGAGCAATTAAGTATCCCGGTACCGTTATATTAAATGTATACTTTATAATTCTCTCATCTTGAGAGAAGTCTGAAAAGTTATCTGCATTATTAAAAGGTGACTTGACAAATGCGACATATTCATACCCAGACTGAGACTTTAATAAAAACTCGTGACCCTGTCCATCAAAACTAGAGAAAATTACCTCTATAAGCTGATTCATCTGTGTCATATACTGTGTCCACAGTGTTATCTCATAGTCTATCGCCATAAACTTTGGGTAAGGCACAGTTATTATTTCGAATATATTATCTCCAATATCGTCTCTTAAAAGATTGCCCATAGGGTCGTCTCTGTAAGATAGATTGTTTAGATTTCTTCTTGATGCAACTTTTCCCGCTAGGGAACCTCGCCCTGGGAAAATATTCTGATTTTGAAAGTTGGCCCTTGATGAAACATTTGACTGGTTTTTTAACCTGAGCTTATTAATAATATTTTGATAATCTCTATCTTTATCATCGAGTCGCTTTCTTACAACGTACTCCTGTTGATCTCTAAACGCAATGGCGGTGCCGTACCCACCTTGCGAAGGACTGTGATCTATTGATGTTCTATGAATTGACATTACTGGGAGAATTAGAGCATTATTTCTATCTCTTATGGGCCTTCTTCTCCTAGTTAGAGCAAATCTTTCCCCTGTAGAAAATACAACGGGCACTTTTGTAGCCTGATCATCTATTGCCACCTGGAGAGGAATACGCTTATCAAAAAGCTCAAAAAGAGATCTGTCTATATCTTCTATTCCTGAGGGTGGAAACTCAAAGTCATCAGGAACTGCACCCTCATATCCTGTATCTATCTTTCGTGTCATTAGCAGTCATCTCCATAAAATGCTGATCCGACATCTTGAGGATCTCCCTTTGCTGAAACTTGTGCCGGACCGGTTATAGGTTTTGTCAATACACCTTTTTGCTGCAAGGCTCTTACGTCCCCTGTGACACCCTCCTGGTTTTGTGCAAAACCTCGCTGCTGTACAAAGGTATTCTGGACTGCATCCTTGTCTGAGAATTTTTCGTCTGTGGGTCCAAAGACTTTTGACAAGAACTGTCCCTTTCTTGCCTGCTTCCCTGTCAGTGTTACAAAACCCTTGTGCTCAATTTCTCCGTATATTGTGTTAGAATCAGGTGCTGTTATGATTTCAAAAAACACTTCTCCATAGCTAAAAAAATCACCTTCAAGAACAGTTATGCCCTTGTCTATTAGATCTCTTTCCTGAAGATATGCCTCGATTGTATAGAACTCTTCGCTTCCAAAGAAGTTCGCCCTGATATCTTGAGGCTCATATTTTACAAGCGCATTGATCTCTATCGGGTTCTCAAAAACTTTCTCTGCTGATTCTTCGTATACATCATGGACTCTTGACTTTGATGTAGAGATTGGAAAGTAATATATCTTTTGACCTACTACATCTTTTAGCACTTCCTTTGCAATGTCGTTAATGAAGTCGATCTCTCTTGGTGTTATAAAAAGCCTAGACATATTCTATCTATCCCATGAATATTGACCAGCCGTTTGGCATGGGCACATATTTTAGTTGTTTATTAATAAATTCTGCCCGGCTCGCTTGAGTTTCTGCGAGCTTATCATAAGTCATTGTCTCTAGCATCTCCTTTAGTTGAGTCTTTATATTACTTTGATCTTCTCTACCCTGGGTTATTAATGCATCTCCATTCAGTGAAAGGTCAGAGCCCGGTATTGGAACTGTACTAAATTTTGATCGTATGAGACCCAAGAGCTCTTTGCTTAATGCTAGACAGTATTGCCTTATCCATTGCTTACCTATACTGTTTATATTTGAATATTTTAGCTCACCAAATGGAATATCAGAAAGATTAGAGACACCTCTTATCGTATCATCCTGATATGATGGATTGAGTGGGTCTGAGAAGAATTTTACTCTTATCCATAGCTTTGAAGGAGTCGGAGGCTCTCCTGTAGGCATTGGAAATAGCCTTATTTTTGTGCCTATCACCTTGTAGGAATAGTTTGACCTTCTAACTCTATTAGAGAGGTCAAGCTGACCTGCCCTAAGGATGTCTTCGAATACTGGTAATACATAAAATATTGTTTCGGGGGTAAAAGATTCAAAGCTAAATTCATTATTCAAGTAGTTAATTGCCGATGTTGTGTCAAAAAATCTATATGCTGCTTGCGGACTGAAGTGGAATACTTCGCTTATTTGAAGCTTTGATCTAAGTGGGTTTAGGCTGGATGAAAATATAAGGTTGCCGGATGCATCTTTAAGCTCACTATAGATATCATAGTCCTGTGTATTTGATCTTAGCTCTATTGATCCAGACATCATATTGTATGAGCCGCCCACCCCTGCTTGATCAGCATAGGGTTCAGCGAACCTGGCAAGAAAATCAAGATTTTCCCTTGGGTACTTCCCTTCAGACCCTGACATGGCTCCCATGGAGCCTGTTGTTGGCATTCCTAAAAATTGGACCAGCTGTGATTTTGCTTGATACTGGTTTAGTATCGAGCTAAATTCCATTGTCGCTTCTTCCAGGTTCGCCCATATTTGCTTTTTTGTTAACTCTACACTAAGTACATCATCACCTAGTTTTCTTTTAACAAATATTACCGAACTATCTGCCTCTGATTGAAAGCTTGTATCGCTATCAAACAGTCCAAAAGGTGTAGGATTTGTTGTGTTTGCGAAAGTTGCCACAGATTTGCCCCAAAATTATATGCCTATTGATAACTATCTGAGCAGACGAATATTTTTAAATTTACTAGAGTGTAATCACATGACAAAAAGAAAATTTAATCTAAAAAAGAAGAGTTATTGCTATTATTTTTGCAAAAAGCAATACCCAAATTTGTCAATATAATTTGAAAATTTTTCCTCGATAACTTCTCTTGTATAGTCTGAGTAGTATTTCGAGTAGTGTCTACTAATTTTTCTACTATTAGTCTTCAATCTTGGCAGTGTCGATGTCTCGAGAGACAAATCCTTGCAAAGGTTGTCATAGTCTGCCTGTATGTTTTCAAATTTAAGATACCTGTCTATTTTATCACTTGCAAAAGACAGTGATACTTTTGAAAACCAGTCTATTGGCTTTTCATAAAATGGTTTTGAAGACTTGTCAATATCAAGATCAAATAAAGACTCAGTCTCTAGAAATAGCCTAAATTTTTCGTGCACAAGAGAATCAATATCTTGATTTTTTATTATAAGAATTGAATCGCTATTTCTTTTCATACACCACCAATAGTATGAAACTGTCATATCCCATGGGTTTCTACATATTGATATTTTTAAGTAGTCTTTCCACTTCTTTCCAGTCTTGAGAAACAAAACTTCAGGAGATGTGTGAGGGTGAAAATCCCCATCGGCGATGTCTCCCGTTAGTATATCATCAGCGCTGCAGAATGACTCTAGAGACAATTCAACGCTGCTCCCTGCAGTTTTCATCGGCTTGAAAAATATGAACTTCCTATGATGATTTATGATCATGTAGAAGTATAACAAAAAGCATCTGGGACATAAAAAAAGAGGGTGGCCTTTTTAGGGGCCACCCTCTTATATCTTTACTATCTAATATCTTAGATAACGTTCAGATCCTGAACCGTAACTGTTCCGTAGAAGTCAGCACGTACCATTCTCTTACCGTACCGAGTCATCACTCCCTTACGGGGTGTGAAGTCTTCGGGGGCGAAGATGGTAGGAGTAACGATCAGTGGGACGTAAGGAGCATATACATATCCTGTTTCAAGATATGATCCACCCTTGTATCCGACAAGAATCTTGTTCCGTGGGAAGTAAGGATCCTTGTAGACCGTAAA